AGGGTTCATGGTTGCCGAACCAGACTGAAATCTTGGGACGCCACCATTCTTTTTATCATCAACCAAACTTAGTGGAGGATATAAAATTTTTATAATTTCGTCGTATTCATCTTTGGTAATGTCACCTCGTGCCAATTGCTGATCAGCAGCCCTCTTACCCATTTGTAAAAGTAAACTACCAAGTCCTACAGGTTGTCCGAGTCTTTCATCATCCATTAGTAATATCTCTCCTCGCCCCCATAATCAGGGATGGTTGGTTCTTCGTAATAGTCATCCGGAAGGGTAACAAAATTACCTTGGCGAAAACGTAGCACGGCTTGTGTTGTGGAGTCAACATAATCGTCGTTGTCACCAAAAGGAAAGGCAGCACACTCCTCAATGACTTCTTGCGCCCACCGTTCATCAGGAACCCAAATTTGTCCTGCTTCAAATACCGGTGCTACAGCGTTTACTCGTACATGTTTATCATTTCCTTTGCTCGGTGTAAAGTTCGTAACTGGAATTCCTATCTGTCTTAGTTCATGGGTCAGGGGTAATCCACTCGCTTTCGCTTCGACAATGATTGTCTCGGGCTCGTACTCTTTGTACTTAGCCAGTGCCTTACGTTTGAGTTCAGGAAACTCCCACCTACCTTTTACAGCATCGAGTAAAATTAAATAAACTTTACCGTCTGACTCTGATGTAAACACACCCCATGTTGTAATCGCCGAATAGTCGGCTGTTTCTTTTTTAGAATACGCTGTATCATAACTTTGTATGACATGTTGAATACTATTAGGCGGTGTACTGGATTCCCATTTCATCCACCACTCTCGTTTAATAATGGACCCCTCTTCACTCGTGGGTTGTTGCTGCCACTGTGCTTGCCACTTCTGTTCATTCAAAGATGCTTTGACCGATAGCAATTCATCTTTCTTCCAGAACTCAGGCCATATAGGATTACCTGTCTTTGGAAAGATTGCAGGGAATTCAATAACGTCCCATTGGTCTGCTTTAATTTCTTTTTGTGCCCCCATTAATCTACCTGTCAAATCTTTTGTTGACCAACGAGTCATAACAATAACAATGATACCTCCTGGTTGTAGACGCTGTCTTGGTCCCGAAGTGTACCACTCGTACGCATTATCGAATGCCGTTTCACTTAATGCGTCTTGCTCGGAGTGAGGGTCATCAATAATGAGTAAATCTGCACCACGCCCGGTGATTGCACCACCAACACCCGTAGCAAAGTACTCACCTCCGTGATTGGTTTCCCATCTTCCTGCTGCTTTACTGTCCGCCGATAGTTCGACATCTTTGAATACTCGTTTGTAATCTTCGTGATCCATCAGGTTTCTTACCTTCCTTCCAAAGCGGAAGGCAAGTTCGCCGGTGTGCGTTGCTTGTATGATCTTGGTTTTGGGTGCATGGCCCATGATCCATGCTGGAAGTAGAAAGGATGCAAACTCAGACTTCGTGTGTCGTGGTGGCATATTCACGATCAACCGTTTTAGTTTTTTATCCTTGAGTAGTTGAAACTTTTCAGCAATCTTTTTATGATGGTACCCACCAATAAACTCAGGCCACACGGCCTTAACAAAATCTAAAAAATTTTCTTTAGCTTTCTCTGCTGTATCTAATTCTTTTTGTCGTAATTCTAATTTCTGTATTAACGCCTGAGCTTCCTCAGGGTTGGTAGTGTCAAAGTCTAAAGACATTATTTTTGTTCCTTAAATTTATAAAAGTAATTTGTATCATCACCCGCAGTCCATTTACTAACAGACTCTACAGCATATTCAATTGTAGATACTTTGAAGTCTGGTTGTTTTGGTTCTGCCGGCGTTAATGATTTATCATAGAACAAAGTTCGATTGTTTGGTTGTGCAGCATAATGTTTGTTATCCAATTCTAAAATATTAAATGATTTATGTTCCGCAGGAACTTCCGAATAATTTATATTAGGGAGGTTTGGATCTGCATGACAGCTATCAATAGTAAATAAATACTCACCTTCATACCATTGTTTGGATGGGGACAGGTAGCGTGCTTTAGGAGGCACGGTTGTTTTTTCTATAACCGTGATATGATAACTAAAAGCATCCCACAGTTCTAATTCTTCTAACTCAAGATCCAGCTCAGTAGGACTACTAACGAAAGCACTAATAGGGAGCTTATCATATACAGCAGCGTATTCAGGAAGATACGTTTCAAAGTATAACGCTCTACCTTGAATTGACTTAACAGATACCCAAACACCTTCTACAAACTCTCCGTGTCCTTTTTGATGATCATATAAATATTGTTTTTTAACATATACTTTTACTGGTGGTAAGTTAGCAACCAAAAATGCCATTCTTAGTATGTACAATTTTTTTAAAATTTTTTCAAGACAACATCCTTTTTGGTAGTGAAGGGGGTGGGTCTGGCTGTCTAAAACAAGCACTAAAGGTCGACGTCCTAATGTAACAGGGGGACGGGGCAACAAGGCGTAAAATCGTTGGGATTATTAAACCAAATATATATAGGGACTCCAAGTGCTTTGGCTACTAGATATAGTATGTATTAGTCGTGATGACTGACACCTGCCATCTCAGGTGATGCAGCCCACGCTGCTGCAGCCCAGGCAGCTGCCATTCCCTGGATCGAAGCCGATCCAAAGACAATTAAATATAAGAAAAGAAAATAAATAAAGGCGTGGAAGTAAGGGGATTTCAAACCCCCTTACTGAAATAGTTTATCTATTAATATTGAATTTACTTGCTAGGTCTTGAGCAAGTTGTAAGCCATAGGCACTTACTTCTGGTATGTGCCTATTCTGTAATATGAATTGAAATATACTACTATCTAGATAACTAGCGAGTAGTTGCCAATCAATAGTTTCCACATTGTCTATTCGTCTAGTCAATGGTTGTTGTCTAATCTGATTGACTTCATTAGCTTGTTTGATGATGTCTAAATAATTATCTGGCATTAGACACCCTCAACAGTTTAACTAATTCGCTATCAACATTATTAGCATTACCACTAACATTCTTAATAGTTATGCTAGTAGAAGTCTTATATGGGATAGCAAGTTTTTTAGAAGTTAATAACTTCTTAACTTCTGCTTGGTTAAGTATATCACGACTTGATTGTGATATAACAAAAGTATCATTGTCATAATCAAAAACAAAATTCTTTTTGTCATTAACTAATTTATGATTGCTTACTATTTCAGTAAACTCATTCTTTAGTTGGATTACTAACTTATCAATACTATTCTTAATGTCTAAAGCAGTTCTATACTCAACAAGAGTAGCAGTTGCTTTTGCATTTAATTTAGATTTCTTAGTCATTATAACCTCTTTCTAAATGGTTAAATCAATTACTAATTAATTGATAGTTTACTGAACAACATCTTATAACAAATTGCAACATAATAAAATAAAAGTTGTGGATAACTAACTTTCAACCCCGAAGCGTCGAAGGATCGGCCGGCCGAACCTTTGAATATAAGAAGAACTTTTAAACAAAGGCGTAAAACCTAGCAGATTTCAAACGCTTCAGGAAGGTGGATCTCCACGAATCATACGAACTGGCAGAAGTCTGCCAAAAACTGTTGACAAAATCCACGGACCGGCCGGCCGGCCAGCCAAACTTATAAAGATCTATTTATATATAAGGCGTGGGAATCAAGGTATTTCGTCAATCCATTGCACGATGTCAGGAGCTGCAGAGAACGCAGCCACACCAGTGGCCAGGATAAATGAAAACAAAAGAGACAACAAAGGGTTCCTGCCTGTAAAGATCAAGAACCCTAATGAAAACCAGAAGACCAATTGAAACTGCATCACGCTGCAGCCTCTACCATGTGCTGCATCTGCTGCCACGGCTCTTCATCCTTATTCACCAGGACATGCGCACCATCTCCCCAATCCAGGTACCAGTATTCCAGACGATGGATTTCTTTGTGCTCGTTGACATATGCACGGAGCTCGTCGCTAGGTCCTCCCCAGCTAAACTGCCAGCGCCAAAAACCTTCAACCTGGTCGGTGAAGGTGTGCGGTTCAACGTAATTAAAACCCAAGTAATCAAACTCAGGGTCTTGCAGATCTTCCTGCCTCTGCTTCCAACGCTCACGCACTAAGTCGGCGCATGTTGGTTTACTGTTTAAAACTGTAACTGTCATCTTGTTCCTTTCTTTCTAATGTGTGGCCGTTTGCAAAACTTCTAAACGGATTCGGTAGCCACTGTAGGAAGGTGGGTGCTGATATCCGACTTACCACCTTCCTTAATACTTATATAGTTATAACTAATTATAAGTCAATAAAAAAGATTCATATCTTTTGGATAAGTTCCAGACTGGTATCACAGCTACCATCTCAGCTTCGCTGCCCGGCCCAGCTCCTGAAGTATAAGAGGTGAATATAAAAAAGGGCGTAGAACCCTGTGTATTTTAGCCATTCATCCTGCAGCTCCTGGCAGCTGCTGCGAGTTCGGGATCCATGCTTCATGAACAAACCGCAGAAATCTTAGGTTATTTACCCCTTGACACGCTGAAGGAACTCCGGCCGGCCGGCCGGAAACTTGTATAAGGAATAGAAAATAACTAAGGCGAGAAAGTCAGTGTATTTTGAAGATCCTTTTCGGTCCAGGCATCAGGCAACATGGTTCCTGAACCCTGGTTCAACAGTTCCAAACCCTTTGTACTCAACTCCCGGACCATGTGTCCTGGGAACACAGCATACTGTGTCCGAGTGGCACTCGGGTTGCTAATCTTTACAAAGATGAAACTTATACCACCATGCTTTGCATGAGCATAATGCCAGGCTATTTGCTTCGGTGATATGATAACTTTTTGTAACTTATTACATTTTAATTCAAGCCAAAATTGAAAACCCTTTTTTGTGCTTAAATCCTTGAAAACACCAAACAAATCAGGCACACCAGGTGATGCCCACGACTCTATTCTAGTCCAATTAACATTCGGCGTTTTATTTTTAATTTCTTTCCAAAATTTTTTCTCAGGACGCACTATTTATCTCTTTTTGTGTCAAAATTTTATGACAATTTGAACATAAAATATCACACTTTTTTACTTCTTTAACGATGTTATCAAGCTGTGCCCAACTGCTTTTTCTTATGTTTGACACATTTGTTGACTTATGTTCACGAGCTCTGTGATGAAACTCTAAAGCATATGGACTCTCATTGTAGCCACATTCTTGACAACCTTTTGACAACTTATAATTATTTAGATAGTTGCAAACCTTATCATACAATTTCTTTTTATATAATTTCTTGTAAGCTAAATTCTTTTTAAAACTTTTTGGCTCTCTCCAATTTTCTTTGAAATAACCATCCTTCTTTAATCTTGCAGTTATATATCCGTCAAATATGTATCCATCTTCTCTTGCTTCGCCACATACAAACAACTTGTTAGTCTTTGGATTCAATCTCTTCATGAGATGCGTCTATTATAACTTCAGGAAATCTATTTCGTAGATCCTTGAGCCTGTCTGCTACTTCGACTTTGCTCATTTTATCTATCGATCCAGTCAATATCTCCTTACGATCAACATACAACCCAGCAGCTCTTCCACGGGAAACTTCAGCATTTACTGCAGCAGAATAGTTTTTATCTGCTTCAGCACTTTTACTTAAATGGTCTAATCTCTTCATATGTCTTGTAAGATTTGACATATACTTTTTGTGCACTTCTTCTCGTAATAACGATATGTAATGCGCAACTTTAGGAAACTCCTTCGCAGACTGCAAACGACTGGCATAAATTCTTGCAGTTTTTTTAGGATACCCTGCACTAATCGCACACTCTGTTGCACTCTTTTCCCCGTCATACCTAACAAGTAATTCAGCAAACTTCCTTTGCTTTGCAGTTATATTAATTTCAGTTAATTCGCTCATTTCTCAAAGTATAGAATGTTTTTAACAGAAATAGCATAAAAAATCAAAACGCCTCACGCACGCTGGCTTTGGTTACACCTGGTTACACCTAAGTTACACCATAGTGTAACCTTTTTTTGAAGCTGGATAAGGGATACAGAACCGGTTACACCGGTTACACCATTTTGAACTTTATTTCGAAAATAAAATGTAAAATAATTTCTATGCATTCTATACTTTGAAAAATTTAGGATCTTGGTCTAATAATTCGTTCGGAATGTACATATGTCGCCTCATTGCATTAAACCCATTACGAACCAACTCAGTCCACACATCTTCCTTAATAATGACATCATTTTTAGGGTTTAAGAAATGTATGGTGACTCTGCCACATTTGTGACAATGTTTAATATCTCTAATTGGACTGTTTGGGAGTGAATAAGAGGACATTGGACCCCTCCATCTGTTTCATTTTATCTTGGATTAATTTTTTATCAAAGATTTTGTGTTTTGATAAAAAGGCCAGCACTCTGGCGCTCTTGTTTGTAGAGTGCAGGCCCTCAATCAATCGATCTAATATTCTTTTGTGGACGTTTGTATACATAAGCCCTTTCCAGAGATTTCGGACTTCACCTACTGACTCCAGAAAGGAATTATATAACAAATTGCGATGTTTCGCAATGTTTACCCTGCAAACCTGTAAAATTCAGTTCTTTTACAGTCATCACAGAATCTTTGTAAGACAGAAGATATGTCAAATTGTTTGCTACACAAATTACATTTTCTTGTGCCTATTTTCTCCGCTGCTGGAGAATATCTTTTAATTTGTCTATGTCTGTAAGCCGGTTTATGTCCTTTCTTCACCCTAATTCGATGCAACCTACCTGCTACAGAATTTTTGCTCTTACCCATGATAAGAGCAATATCTCTTACTCTTTTACCTTTTTTATCCAACTCAATAAGTTTTGCATTATCTTCATCGGACCACATGTTTTGCCAGTACATAAGTTTCTCCTTGTTACTTTGTTTACAAACCATACATCGTCTTCCTCACTGTAGACATATGTAATTACTTTATCTTTCTTAATCGTATTATAATATATCAAAACGACGGCTCCTCTCCTTTTTTAACTTATACTATGGGTTTACTCTGGATAAATTTTGTAGTTTTTGAATGACCCAGGGTCCAGGGGCGGTCCCCAATAAAAGTTGTCGAGTTCATTCGAAAGCCCACCACTCCAGGCTTGTGCGTAGTGCTTACTTTCATCGAGTTCCCCTTGTGAGTCACAAACCTTACACTGTTCAATTGACTCTTCTGCT